CCGATGAAGAACAAGCAGAAGGTGTAGAGAAAGGAGAAAACATTACAAAGCCTATACCAGACGGTAAAGGTGGAAGTGGTAGTTTCCAACAATGTGTTAATAATAACAAAGATAAAGATAATCCAGAAGGATGGTGTGGAGCTATTCAACAAAAATTAGAAAAATCAGATGCACAAAAATACATAAATACAGTTGATATGTTCTTATCAAAAGAAGAGCAAAATATGATATGTCCAACTTGTAATAAACCTTTATCAGAACATGGTATTACAAAAGATTCACCATATGGAACTGATACATCAACTAACTTTTCACAAATGCCTGACAGTCCAAGAGTTTCAACTGAGAAGGAAGAGGTTGAAAAGAAAAATAAAAAAACAATTCAACAAGTAGAAAGTCAGTTAATTATTGACGGTAAGCATAAACCACAGAATATACATCATGGACAGAAGAAAGAGACCAGAATGTCTGATTTATATGAATCTGAAGCTAATGCAATCAAGTCTTCAGACAAATTGAAATCACAGTTTATTGCAGATGAAATAAAAACGATGCTAAGTAAAAAAAAAACTCGTCCAGAAACCCCAAATAAAGAAAACAAATATCAAACACATATAGACAAACCTATTCACTTTAACGCCTTAAAAGAAATAATAGAAGATAAAAAAAGAAAAAAGGAAGAAGAGGCGAAAAAGGGTAGACATGGTGCAGAATTTTATCTTCCTAAAAGAGGACATAAAGTAGAAGAACCAGAAGAAGATAAACCTAAAAAAGAAAAGAAGAAGACTAACGCATTAGGTAAATTATTATCACAGATGGGTAAAAGAAAAAGAGGTAAAAAAGATGTTTTATATGATGAAGAGAAGAAAGCAATTATAGATAATGCATTAAAATTTGTTAGAAAACCATCATCGCATTCACCTGTAGGAGCTGAAGGAAGAGCATCCGATGAAGGTAAAACACTTAAAGAAGTTCAAGCAGAAAGAGCTAAAAAAAGATTGAAAAATCCAAGATCTTATCAGTCTGAGAAAAGGATATTACCAACAGAAGCTGATTTAGATAAATTAATAGCCCAAATAAATGCAAGGAATAAAAAACCAAAACCAAAATTCGATGCATTGGAACTTTCATCAGTATTAAGTGGAAAGAAAGGAAAAAAGAAAATCAAATCTCTGGATGATATAATCAAGAGAAAAAGAAGTAGTCCATTCCAGAAGAACCCAACTAAACCTAAACCAAGGGGGGAAGGTTATTCAGCTAATAGTGCTATATTAGCAGAAAGTAAGTTACCTGATGGTATGACTCTAGCAGAATTTCAAACTGCAAGAAAACTAAGTAGACAGAAAGACCCTTGGCAGAAAAGAATGGGTACTCTTTCAAGGAGAGAGGCAAAAAAACTACCTGACGAAGACGCTTTGGATAAAATAATAGCAGATAAAAAAAGAAAAAAATTAGAACATAAAACATCATCATTGGGAGATATTAAAGATAAATTAAGCAGGATTAAAAGAAAAATAGAAGAACAATATTCAAAAGACCATCCATATGAAAAAACAGACAAAGCGAGACCACAGAGTACAGGAGATAAGATAATAGATGAAATGCCAAAAACATTAGAAAGACTTCTTTTAGAACCATTAGGTATTAAACAAGAAACAACAGGAAAAAAGAAAAATAGAGACCATTCAAACTCACAGGGAGATGCACATAGGATGTATACTCAAGAGGCTAGTCAAGATACATGGATAGGAAGTGGATTACCTCAACCAAAGAAAACCGAATCTGATGAGGATGACGAGGAGTTTGGAGTACCTATAGAACAAGGTTTACCACATAATGGAGATGCAAGACAGAAGGGAGAAGAAGGTACAGGGTCAATTGGAGGTTTAATTCGACATAACGTAGGTGATGGTTCAACTTTCGCACAAGGAAGTGGTAATTCTGCTCAAATAACCAACAATAAATTAAATAATCAGATGCGTGGAAACAAATATATGCCTAGATCAGTTAAAAGAAAACCAAAAACTAATTAGGGTATATAAACGAAATACTTATAAACACACATTATAAATCTTTATTAATAACATGGCTGAAAACGAAAAAGATTCAAAAGTAGATGCTTCTGAAGACAAAAAAGTCGAAGAAGCAGACACCAAAGACTCTAAACACGAAGAAAAGGAGAAATCCTACTTCGAGGAAACCGTCAAGTCAACTTTTGACACAATCACTGACAATCTGCAAGTAATTGCAGAATCTCAGAAATCACTACTCGACTCAGTTCAAGTAATTGATGATAGGGTTAAAGCATTGGAACAACCTACCGACCTTCCAGCAGCACCAAAAGGAACTGCTGACAAAGAAGACGTTGGTACAGAAACCAAAGCTCCAGAAAAACCTTACCCTCAAGGAGAACAAAGTGGATTAGATGATGATGGTGATGATACATCTGACGATGATTCAAAACTATCAGGTCAAGAGAAACCAATCGGTAAAGCAACTCGAATTGTTGAAAAGGCAGAACATACCTTTACAACAGAGACCCCAAGACCAAACTCATTAGAGAACGTTGATAAAGCAGAATTTGGAAAAGACTTTAGTCCAATCCTAAAAGATGCTAGATCAAATGGTTTTGAAGGACTAAGTACAGTTGCACAAAACATCCTGAACGGTAAATACTACAAACCAACCCAAGATGAGGTCGGACAGTGGTAGATATGGTTCAAATAAAAACTATCGATGAACTTGAAGCACTCTATTACGGATATAACCGTAATCTCCTCCGTAAAGCCGACGCACCAGTAACAACATCCACAACTGGCGTTTTTAACGCTATTTATGGAGCTTACGCATGGGCGCAATTGAATTTGGAGGCGAATGCCTTCGGTATATTGCCAAAATACCCATGGGATAAATCTGGATGGAGGGTCATTACAGCTAAGCCAACTCTGAACACCATCAGTGGTAACACTGCATTAGGTGGAACATCAGAAGGTGGTACCATCGCAGAGACAGTAAAACCAACACTTCAAGAAATTGATGTACGTCCAAAAACTGCTCAGTTGCCTTTCAGTGCATCTGAAGTTATGGAATGGTTGGCAACACACTCTAAAGATGACATTTGGGGAGGACTTGGTTCTCTCAGATTGTATATGGCTGTACAACACAAAGAATTCCTAAATAGAATGCTTTTAGCAGACGTTGAATCCGAAGCAGCAGGATCATCAGGTAACAACACTGGTACCACCAACTTTGAATCACTAGATAGAATTGTATCAAGTGGTGCAGAGGAGACAGCATTAGGTGGCTCACACACAAGCTATTACGATCCATGGGCAGCAAACGCAACCATTGATAGAGATAGTGGTACAGACTTTGACTGTACAGTTGAGAGTGCATCAGGCACAATTGGTACAAATGGCGTTTTGACCGATGATACCTTAAGAACTTTCCTTAGAAAGATTCGTATCGCAGCAGGTAAAGATCCTAATGTATTTTTGGGATCTCACGAAGTATATTCCGAAATCCAAGGCTTATACATGCCTTCAGTCCGTATTCCAAACCCATACGGTGAAGCATTAGTACAAGTTGACGTAAATGGAATTCAAACCTTCCGAGGCACAGGTGTCGGAATTCACGTAGATTCAATCTATGGAATCCCATTCATTCCAAGTAAGGATGCTCCATCAAACTCTGGTGACTCATCAGAAATTGGTAGACTATTCGCATTTGACACAAGTGACAGTGAGGGCTACGGATATCCAAGAATCGGAATTCAAATCGCAATTCCTACTGAGTATTACGAAGCTACAAGACGTTCACCAGCTTATCCATTTGTTAATAACGCATTCGTTGAGAAAGGCGTTTTCAGAACAATGGGTGAAACTGTTTGTCGTCACTTCAAGAGTCAAGGTAAGATTAGAGATATTAAACTTTAGGCAACTAAAGTGGGGATCTTGTAATCTATAAAACCCCTTTTTTTTTAAACATTTAAATAAGGCTGACTGCATCACATTTTATGGAATTTTATAGTGATAAAAAAACATGGGATTTACACTATAAAGATTGGAATAATATTATATCTAATATAAAAGATGACACAGAGTATAATAGATATAGGAGAAAAATAATCCAAAATCTTATTAACATATACGAAAGTAACAAATAAGCAATCTTTATATAAGAATAGATAACATATTTTGTAATGGCAATTACAATCAGTACATCCGATTGGACAGCAGCTAATGTTAGAAAGACATTATCTTTCAACGCAGCATTAGTTTCAAAATTGCGAATATATAGTATCAAAGTTACCTTCGGTAGTGGTGATAACTATGTAACAGGAGGAGTGTCGGCTGACCTCAAAGAGAACAGAATTTCCACACTCGTTGCTGTAATACCAACATATTCAACTTGTTTACAGGAAGTAAGATATGACAAAGACAACGAGAAAATCCAACTATATAACGTAGGTGGAGGAGCAGAAGCCAAATTTGTTGAAGTAACAAATACCAGCTCAACTTGTGCATCTAAAATATTCGAGTTTCTAGTCATAGGCTACTAGAGTCCAAAAAGTCTTCTTTTTTTTCTTTTTTTTTCACAAAGTTTATATATAATACTTAATCACTGATTGTATGGTCGAATTAAACCACAATGTTATATCATTTAATGCTGATACAACTATAAAAGGTAGTCATGGTGTAGTAGTAGCTGTCTTTTGTAGTAAAAAAGGTTCAAGTGGAGCAAAATGTGTCCTTAAAAATGGTGGTGCTAGTGGAACAACAGAATTCACTATTTTTGGTGAAATAGAGGGTAATTACCAAGATATTAATAGAAGATTTGAAGATGGTATTTACGCAGATATAACAGGTTCAGCAGAATGGACAGTTGTGTTTAAGTAAATTTAAATACAAAGTTAAATTACTATTATTATGGCTACAACTTACTGTACAGTTGAGGATGTATCTGATTTTCTCAGGGTTCCCATTAATTCTAATACTACTCCTAATAAAGCACAGGTTGAAAAAATCATCAACCGAAAAGAATCAGAAATAGAGAGAAGAATAGGTCATGCATGGAGATCAAAAAAAGTTACAAGAGAAGTTCATGATTTACCTTTACTATATACATTTGGTTGGGGTACTCCATTGTTTTTACAACATAGAAACATTTATGAATTAGATTCAAGTTCTGGTGATAAAATAGAGATTTGGCAAGGAGCATCATCATCTTGGGAAAATATTCTAGGTAATAATCAATGGTATGATATAGAATATGAGTATGGTAGATTATACTTGAGAGGTTTTATATTTTCAATTTTAAGAAAAAACAGATGCAGAGTTACATACAGATATGGTGGAGAAAACTTTGCTGGTGATACAGAAATACCAGATGATATCAAAGATGCAGTAATTAAAATGACAGCAGTTGATATATTAACAACTAGTCTAAGAATGGATAGATTACCTGTAGGTGGTAATACATTAAGCTGGTCTGAAATGATATCTGCTTGGAAGGAAGACATTGAACATTGTATTATAAATCGCAGAGAAGTATTTGTGATACCATAAATGTTTGGATTCATTAAAAATGCTATAAAAAAAGTAGCAGACCAAATAACAGAGGTATTTAATGATATTGTAGAAGGTGACAGAGATGGAAACGAGATAGAAGTTGAAGCAGAATCAGAGGAAGAAATAAAAGAATGGCTTGAGGAAATTGGAGCTGAAGAAGATCCAGATGTAGATGATGGAAATCAGTTTTTCACTCATAGATGTAGATATGAATACCAAATAGCAAATCACTATCATGGAGGAGGAGGAAATAGATCATGTACAATATGTATAGAATTTGATAAAGCATATTCATACGGTAGTTATGTTGAAATAACTTATGATAAATTTGAAAATGGAGAAACACTATGGGCTGGAGATGGAGATGAACATTTATTGAATTCATGGTTCTCACAAATGGACGATACACAGAAAGAATATGTTTTAAGTAGTGCAGAAAATAGAGAAGATATTAAAGTAGACACTCACAGGTCTATAGCTCCTTATATGATAGATGATGAGACTGGTGATGGTGAATGTAAATGCTGGTTAAAATTTATCTCTCATAGAATAGACGGAATAACAGAATGGGAAGGTAAATAATATATACTAAGAAGAATGTAATAATTTATGTCTCTAACATATGATGCAGTTGAAGACCTTAAAGTACTTTTGAAGGATAATTGGACATATGGTCAATTACCTGTTATTGAAGTAGTATGGAAGGTAAAATCTGTAGGATTTGTGGATGATAGGAGAGACAAGATAGTGATAATACCAAAGAATGAGAAGATTGATTATTTCAGTTTATATGGAACTGATTTTTTACATACGTTACCTATATCAGTAGAAGTTAGGTCATATGGAGAACAGGATAAGACATCAGAGGTTGTTAATGAAGTTTTAAGGATTTTGAAGGCTAATTTGAGAAGAACAGGATTTGTTGACCTACAGGTCATAAGGTCTGTGTCTGCAAATGATGAATATAGGAATATGTTCAGACATGTAGTTGTATGCCAATATAGGCAACATTATAACTTGGCATGAGCAAAATCTTTATATCTAAACACAGTAAGGGTTTATTATGGCAATAACTACTGGCTCGTATGGTACGCTAAAATATGCTTGGGAAGAGACTTATGCTAATCTTTATAGCACTGGTAACCAACAAACACCAAATAAGAAATTTGGTATTCAAGACAAAGTTTCATCATGGACTATAGGAAATAATAGAATTGACCTAGCAGAACTAAATCAGACAGAACTAGCTAACTATGCATACGGAACACAGACTGGTAGCCTAAGTGTTGATTTTGTATTAGCTAACCCATGGATATTAAGAGCATTTTATGGAGAACCATCGGTTGTAACAGGTTCACCAAATGTATGGACTTGGCAAAAATCAGGAACAAAGACAAAAGATGTATCAACATTTACTACTGAAATAGGAATAGACATTCCATCAACATCAAATGATATTAGGAGAACATTAAAAGGATGTATGATGAGATCGCTTACAATTAACGCATCAATTGGTGGAACAGTTGACTGTTCTGCTGACATTGCATATGCAGAGGAAGATGCTCCATCTACAAGTGGAGTAGCAGTTGCAACTGAACCAACAGTTGAATTCCCATATACATTTGCACACGCAACTATCAAACAAAATAACGTGACATTAGGAAAGGTACAAGACTTGAGCATTACATTTGCACAAAACTCTGACTTCTTATACGGATTAGGTTCACACCAAGCAGTTGACAGTTTCAGACGTGTATTCGATATTACTGGTTCATTCAAAATCTCATTACAAGATAAGACTAACTTAGAAGTTGTTCTAGACCAAATAGCAAAAGGAACAGCAGGTACATATGCAGAAACATTAGATTCATCAGCACCATATTTAGAAATTAAATTCCTAAAGGATGCAAACGAAGAGATAAAACTAACATTAACAGGAATATCTCTAACAGACCTAGGTATATCTGGATTAGAACCAGTAGAACCTATATTTGAGGATGTTACATGGAGAGCAAAATCATGTATATGCACAGCCGAGAATAACCAAACAACAGAAGAGTAAACACTTATATTGGTGAATAAAAAACATTTTCTGTGGTATTAAAATCATTTACTATAAAATATGAAGGTAAAGATGAAATAATAGAATATGAAGACGACTTAACTTTTGGTGAGATGGAGTCAATAATTAATTCATCAATTGATCTTACAGATGTAACAAAACCCAAAGTTAATTTACCAGAATATAGAACAAAAGTACTATTAAGTACAATAAAAAAGGCTCCGTTTAAAACAGGAGATGTTGTCGCATTAAGAAATTTAAAATCTAGTGTTGTCAATCAGGTGCTTGGAGGGGTACTCAAAGACTACCCTTTATCGAAGTATTTGGAGCAGTGGATGGTAAGCTTCGTAGGAAACGAGGATTTCGAGATACAGCAGAGTTCTACTACTTCTTCGCCAAAGAGTTCGGCTGGGCGAAAGAAACGGTAGACAGACAATCTGCTCAATATTTAGCTAGTTTAATCAAGGTTCATAAACATGTTCAGGCTCTTAATGAAAGAGAAACACGCTTGACAGGTATGCGTAATCCTCGAAAACTTTAATACTATAATCGTTTGGTGTATTATATATGGCTAGAAATTATAAAGTAAAGATGGAGTTGGAAGTTGATTCCAAATCCATGAATAAATTGAAACAACTGTTCAAAGATATGGACATGAAATGGAATAGAGATACTCTAAAGGAAGCAAAAACAATGTCTGACCAGATGAGGGAGTTGAATAAAACATTAGCAAAGTTAAGAGTAGACTTATCTAAGATTAAAAGCTTTGGAGGTAGTAGTAAGGGTGATGAGAAAAACCTAGAAGACCTATTAAAAGAAGTTAAAACATTGAATGATAATACAATGAAAAATCACAATCAGATTATTACAAAATACTTCAAAATATGGACTGATGCCAAAGGTGGAATGAAACAAGGTAAGGATTTAAGTGAAGAGGGAAAGACAACAAGACAATACAGTAGAGAACGTATTGCACAAATAGATGCAGATTCACAATATCAAAAAACACTATGGCATACGCAAGTACAACAAGAACATGCGAAACTTATTAGACTGGATGATCAATTAAAAAATCAGAGAATGCTTAATAGATCATTCTTGTCTACATTAGGTAGTGGTGGAAGTTTTTTTCAAGGTATAAAACAAGTTCTAAAAACAACTGATACGTTTTCTAAATATGATGATATGTTAAAATTAATGCATATAGACCCATCAATAAAAGCAAAGATTGAACAAGCAAGAATGAGTCATGATCCAGTGGCTCAAGCAACTGCTAGTAGTCTTGCAGCCAATGAAGGTGTCAATTTATCAAATGCCATGGCAGCACAAAACACAATACTTGGTAAAATATTAAAAAAAATAGATAGGATTACACCAGATGCATCTACTCCTAGGGGAATGGCAATGGCTGGTTTAGGAATAGCTGGTGTCGCATTACTAACAAAAGCATTTAGAAAGGCATTAGATTCATCACCAATGCTAAAACAAATGGCTAAACTTTTAGACTTTGGTGTTATGTTAGTGTTGAGACCTATAGGTGACTTCTTTGGTTTCTTATTTAGACCTATACTTATATTATTACTAAGAAAGTTCATTATACCATTCTATCAGGAATATATGCCATTAATGAGAAAATTAGGTGGAGATATAGGTAACTTTTTAACCAAAGTAATTGACATTGCAACTAGCTTTGAAGGAATGACAGCAGCAGGTGCTGCCGTCGCTGCTGGAATATTTGCATATTTTAAAAAGAAAGGTGGTAAGATACAAATATTTAGTAAGAATGCTGTAGCAAATTTGGCAAAAATGGCTAGACCGAGTTTATGGAGTAGGATTTCTAATGCCTTAACAATGAAAGCTCCAAAAGCTAGTTATTGGAGAAGAGTATCTAATGCGTTAAGAATTAAAGGTTCTATTCCTAAACTACCAAAATTACAATTACAGATTCCAAAATCATTGCAACCTTTAATAAAAATAATTCAAGAGACACAAGATGCATTATCAAAAACTAAGATACCACCAACATCTGATGATGTAGTAAAAACTCCTTTAAAGGAACTAGATAGACCACCAAGAGGTAGCAAATTTACAGTGCCAGTAAGTGCTTTAAGTAAAGCAGCAACAATACTTAACTTATGGGATTTAGCTTCAGGTAAGATGGGATATGATATTTTCAATGCAGCAAACGCACCAGAAATGACTGAATTTAACAAACAAATGCATGGACAAGCATCTGAGATTTATCCATGGATGTCAGGAACAAAAGACCCATTAGTTGACAGATGGGGGGATATTGGAGGTATACCATCAACAGGTCAAATACTTTCAGGTGATTGGGGAATGGGTACACCTCCTCCATCTAGTACACCAAATCATCAAATAATAATTCAAGCAGATACAATTACAACTGAGGCAATAGATAACGTAACAGATAAAATGGTAAACGGTAAGAGGACGTTTAGTAGCCTTGGTTAGTGTAAGACTTGCATTATTAGAAACGCAAGAACAAGATGCTGCCACAACTAACGAGCAACATACGTTTGTTATGAGAAACTTCACAAACCTCAACATAGATTTGAGAACACCTATATCGCCTATGCCATTACCAGAAGAAAGTGATACGGAAAATATTCTTGTCAAGGTTGAAGGAAACACCACTGCTATATCATACAGTTTTGTAATTAAGCCTGAATCTGCAAGTTCTCCAACCACATATAGTCAAGGTGCTTCTGATGTCGTCGCTAATGCAAATTATACTGTGAGAGATCAAATAGATTTTTTAAAACAAGATATGCAAGGAAAAAGTATAGATGACCATTACAAATTACAGATAAAATACAGTGAAGATGGAGATGATGATTTAACATTTTACGGATTTGTTAATAATATATCAATAGTTATAGATTCCAGCGCTCCAGCTACAGCAGTTTGTACAATTAGTTTCCTTGTAGGAGATACAATAACCTCTTTGGATGAAGATATTCCAAGTGAACCATCATTCTCTATTGGCACTGTTAGTGGAACAACCATACCATTAACCATTAGTTTACCAGTAGATAAAGGTGGTTCAAATAACATTGTTAATTACTATATACAATACTCTAACTACATAGGAGGAAGAGGCTCAAGAAGTCCATGGAAAAAGTATAATTCGACTGATTCTTCAATATCTGGTAATGTGAGTTTCAATCTAGGTTCTTCAGATGGTATAATTGCTGATAAAACATACAGTGTAAGAGTTGCAGCAAAAGGTTCTGATTATCTCAAGGGTGAATGGTCTGATTGGCAAAATGCTGGAAGTGCAACAACATGAGTAATGTAAAATTAATGGTTACCAAAAAAAACTCATCTGGTACAGTAACATCAATAAAACCAGCACAGGTTATCAAGGCAAGAATAAAAAGAGAGGGAGTGAGAGCAGTTGATAGTGGAACTGTTATAGTTCCATCTAAATATGATATAGAACAAGGTGATGAAGTTGCATATATACAAGATGTATGTAATACACAATATCTAAAAGGTATTTGGAATTTTCAAATGAGTGGAAGAGATGAATCAGGTTATAAATTATGGGATAATGAAAGTGCAAGTAGATATTTTTTCAAACAATTCCAAGGAGAGTTTGAGAATGAAGGTAATTCAACAACTTTTAATTGGCACTCAAATTATTCAAGTTCAGCAACGAAAGATAGAAAATTTGCTGAATGCTGGGTGTTAAAATTAGATGGAACTACTGGTACGGCTGCAGATGGGTCAACATCAAGTGTTAGTTCAAAGATTAGGATAGCAAATAAAGTATACCCACAACAAAGTGGTTCAAATATAGTAAATTTAAGAGACCATTTTGATATTTATATTTGGTTAAGAAGATATGATGGTACTGAATCAGGTACAAAGAAATGTCTATTTAGTAAGAGAGATGGAACTACTGGTTTAGAAATATTTTATGTTCTTCCTACAATAACAGATGATGGGCATATAGAAGTACAGGCAACAACAGCTAGTACAACAACAGATATTAATTATTCTAATCCAACTAGTGATCCTGTTCATACAGGATTGGGTGCTTCAATGGATTGGACACTTGTAAGAGTAAAGAGAGATTCTTCTGATAACATACAGATTTTTGTTGATGGTATTAAAGTAAAACAACAGAGTTATGCAGCCAGTTTAGATAATACAGGAAATATTACAATAGGAGCTGATTATAACGGAAGTAATAATGCAATATGTTATATGGGTCAATGTAGGGTATATGCAGGTGGAACATTAGAACGTGACAGTGAAAAAGTAAGAACATCAAAACCACAACCTATGACAATGAAATTAAACGGTGTGTGTGTAAGGAAGAAAGAGAAAACAAATAAGAAAGAAATAGTGATAAATGGTACGTCAAAGATAATGATGCAGATGAAAGTCACTGAAAAACAGAGAGAATCTAACGGTGATTTAGAAGAGGGTATATGGTATCAGTCAGCACAAACTTGGGAAGAATCAACAAGAACAGGTAATAAGAATGTATTAACAAGCACATCTGCATATGGTGTCGTAAACGATTTAATAAGAAGTGCAGATCCAGAGTTTAGAACATACATTGACGGTGATTTATCAAGTGGTGATGGTACTAGTGGTGATGTCACCAATATAGTTGATCCTGAAGGGTCAGATAAAAAGAGTAAGACAATATCAAAATTTGTCGCTAATGGTCAACTAGTTAATCTTATCAAATTATGTAATTTAATAGAAGACCAAGATACTAGATTTTTTGCATTTCCTACAAAAGTACTAGCTTTAGAAAAAGCAAAACAACACCTAGTTATGTTTACTAATTACATACATGGTATTAATGGTGTAAGAATAATGGAAGATTTAGCAGATGAAATGAAACAAATAAATAACGTTATAGCAGTTGGAACTACGTTCGCATATAGAGTTAAAGAGACTAAATCAAGCCCTTTTGGAACATCTGAAGCTTTAACATATACTCCTATTGGTTCTGTTACTGTGACAAAAGATGGTACTGTATTAGAACAGATAACAGAATATGACTCTAGTGGAAATGCAAGTTCCCCTTCGTCAACTCAGTTTTATGTTAATATGGAGTCAAAAACCATAATTATGGGAACTTCTCCATCATCATCACTTGTAATTGAATATGAATACGAAGAACTGTCTAACACACAGAAATATTCAAGAACTGCATCTATAACAGAAAGTGGTTTAAGAACTTTAACAGTAATAGCACCACAGTTTAAAAGTAGAAAGAATCTTTATTCTTTAGCAAAGAGTGTTGGAGATAATCTTTATAATGTTAAAAAAGGATATAGAGTAGAATTCGGTACACTTATTAATCATGTAAGAGAAAATATGGGTGTATTTTTAGGTAGTGGTATAAGAGGTTTTAATCATACAACAAGAATTATAAAAGATCCACAGGGAACAACTGTATCTAAATCAGGTTATCATAGTGATAGGCTTGAAGTAATGGGTATTGAATGGTTTTATCCAGAAAATAGAACTGTTTTACGAGTGGGAGAATATGCTTTAGATGTCAAGGACTTGGAGCAATTATTTGGTCAAGAGGTATCAGGTTTAAAAAGCAGTGTTACGAAGACACTCACATAGGAAAAAATCTTTATATACTCCAATCAGGAATGAGATATATGATAACTCTAACAGAATCGGATACACCAGTATCAACTTGGATTAACCCAGATTTGAACATTTGTATTGTTAAAGAGAACACCGAGACTGGTAAGAAGACATGGTATCACACTCATAATATTGTAACAAATGATGGCGATTTATATTACGCACAACAAGCTGTAGAGACAACACCAACAAGCGACTTTGGTGGTTCTAATGGTAGAATGGAACTCAGAACAGGTTCAGCAACTCCAGCAAAAGATGACACTTATGGAGATGTAACAACACCTGTAACAACATCAAGAAGAGCTATAGATACTGGTTATCCAAAAGTAAGTGATGGTGACGGTGATAACACAGGTTCAGGAGCAGATATCGTAACATGGAGAACAAGTTGGGAAACTGGTCATTTTAACGCAACTGGAATAATTGGTGGTTGTATTCACGTAGGTGGAGGAAGTCCAGCAAGTGGAACAAAATTATTAACACATTATAGTATCACTTCATTCGACAAAACAGCATCCGACACACTAAAAATATTCGTTAATCATACATTTACAGGAGTATAATCTCATGGCTGGAATGGCTAAAGTTTTTGAACTTTTAAACAGTATTAATCATATATTAACACCTAATCAAGGAACTAGATACCAAAGAGATTCTGGTATGAACGCTAAAATAAAAATGGGTGAAAACGTGGTGGTAAAACTTGGCTAAACGAACAGCAGGCACAGGTTGGGGTAGACACGTTAAAGTTGTAACTGTAGTTGATGATGGTACTTCTGAAGTAGGTACTAACGAGTGGAATGAAGATCTAGACAATAAAGGTATTCTTGGTTTCTCACCAGCTAATGCAACAATAACAATAGCTGGAGATGGTACATTAACACCAACAGATAGTATAGTTGTTTGTGCAGCAAACAGCAGTACATCAGATACAATTACAAAATTAACAAATACAAATACAAATGAATATGATTTCTTATACTTATTTGCAGATACAGGTGATACAATAACATTAACACATACATCAGGCACACCATCAAACGCTGGTGAAGTAGTACTTCTAGGTGAGGCAAACAAAACACTTGATGAGAAAGTTCCAACAATAATAGTTAGAAAAGGAAATTACTGGTATGAATATGGTGGATCTCCAGTTATAGCTGGTACAGGTCTGTCAAAATCTGCAGCAACTTTGTCAATTGACATGACAGATACAAACGCAATTAAAGACGAAGATAATATGTCAAGTGACAGTGCAACACACTTAGCAACACAACAATCAATTAAAGCATATGTAGATTCTCAAGTAACAGCACAGGACTTAGATACAGCAGGCGATTCTGGTACAGGTGCTATTGATTTAGACAGTCAATCATTAACAGTATCAGGTGGTTCAGGTATAACTACAACTGCATCAAATCAAGCAATAACAATAGATGGTGACAATGCAACCACAAGTGCAAAAGGTGTGGCAAGTTTCAGTTCTGATAACTTTTCAGTAACAAGTGGAGCAGTAACAATCAAGGATTCAGGTGTATCAAACGATGAATTAGCAGGTTCAATTTCTAACGATAAGTTAGCAGGTTCAATTTCTAACGATAAGTTAGCAGGTTCAATTTCTAATGATAAGTTAGCAGGTTCTATCGCAAATTCAAAATTAGTGAATTCAAGTATAACAGTATCAGATGGTTCTAATTCAACAGCAACAGCATTGGGTGGAACAGTCACATTCAGTGGAACAAGTAATGAAGTAGAAGTAGCAGAAAGTAGTGGAACTGTAACAGTAGGACTACCAAATGATGTAACAATAACAGGTGATTTAACAGTAAATGGAACTACAACAACCATTAATTCAACAACATTAGAAGTAGCAGATAAACAAATTGAAATTGCAAAAGTCTCTAGTCCATCAAACTCAACAGCAAACGGTGGTGGTATTTTAATTGAAGGTGGTTCTGATGGTGATAAAACAATCACATGGACAAGTGCAACAGGCGACTTTGATATTTCAGAAAACATAGACATTGCAAGTGGTAAGGTATTCAAAATTAACGGTACAGAAATATTAGGTGGAACAACATTAGGTTCTACAATAGTATCTTCAAGTCTTACAAGTGTGGGAACTATTGCAACAGGAACATGGGAAGCAACAGATGTAGCAGTAGCACATGGAGGTACAGGTTCATCAACAGCAGGTGGAGCAAGAACAAACTTAGGTTTAGTAATAGGTACAGACGTTCAAGCTTACGATGCACAATTAGATAGTATTGCAGCCTTAACAGCTAACCAAGTAGCTGGATTAGTTGATTTAGCAACATTAGAGGCACCAGCAAGTGACGGTCAATTTATAGTTGCAACAGGAGCTGGAGCATTTGCATATGAATCAGGAGCTACTGTAAGAACTTCATTAGGATTAACTATAGGAACACATGTTCAAGCTTATGATGCCCAATTAGACACACTTGCAGCATTAACAGCAAATCAAGTAGGTGGTCTTGTAGACTTGGCAACACTTGAAGCACCAGCATCAGATGGACAATTCATTGTAGCAACTGGATCTGGAGCATTCGCTTATGAATCAGGTTCAACAGTAAGAACATCGTTAGGACTAGCAATAGGCACTGATGTTCAAGCTTACGATGCACAGTTAGCTGACGTATCAGGGTTAACTGCTGGTGATGGAAACTTTATTGTAGGAGATGGTTCTAACTTTGTAGCAGAGTCAGGATCTACAGCAAGGAGTTCATTGGGATTAGGAACTATAGCTACACAAGCAGCAAACAGTGTTAATATAGATGGAGGAGCAATAGACGGTACAACTATAGGAGCAAACAGTGCAGGAGCAGTTACAGCAACCCAAGTAGATATCACAGCAGAAGGAGACTTAAGATTACAAGATGCTAGTGGTGGTGAATATGTAGGATTTGAAGCACCATCAGCAGTAACAACAAGTTATACATTGGAAATGCCAGTAGAAACAGGTTCAGCAGGTGAAGTATTAAAACTATCGTCATCTGCAAATGTATTGGAATGGGGAAGTGCTGGTGGTGGAGCAACATCAACACATGATTACACATTACAGGCTTACGATTATTCAGGTGGTGGAGCTAGTGGAACTACAAGATCAGTTTACATTAGACCATTAAAAACCTCTGGTGGAGCTGAGGACACAAATAATGAAGGTGTCTTTGTCAAAATCAAAAAGAACGGAACAGCAGACACAGAAGTGCAGATAGCGTAGGTGTTCTAGTATATGGTAGAATATCTTGACGGTGGTAGAATCCAAGGAAGTTCTACGGCAAACCCAGAAATACAAGGATATGCTGGTGGTAATGCTACTTCAACAACACAATCAGCTGGAGGAGGAGGAGCTGGAGGAACAGCAACAGGTTCAGGTAACAAAAATGGTGGAATAGGAAAAGTAAATCCCATTGTAGGTTCAACTCATGGTGAATCATCAGGTGGTAGTTATTATTTAGCTGGTGGTGGAGGTGGAGCTGGCGAAGCATCAGGTGCATCAACTGGAGGACTTGGTGGAGGTGGAAACGGTGGCACGACCAATGCTCCAAGTTCAGAACCAACAAGTAGTTATGGTGGTGGAGCTGGTGGAGGTGGTAATAGTGGTACTAATTATCCAAACGGTGCATCAGGAGTTGTAATATTAAAATTATTAACATCAGCAAGTTTTAGTTCATCAAATGCTACTTCAACTACAACAGGTTCATACACTATACTAACATACACTTCAACAAGTTCAAGTTCTTTCACAATATCATCAGGAACAGCAGATGTTCAATATCTTGTTGTAGCTGGAGGTGGTGCTTCAAAAGATAATTGGGGATATGCAGGAGGAGGTGGAGCTGGAGGATTTAGAACAGGAACTAAAACAGCAATGACTAGTGGCACATATACAGTAACCGTTGGAGCTGGTGGTGTTGGTGCTGGTTCTTCGACTACACCAGCAAATGGTGGTAATTCAGTATTTGCAGATATAACATCTTTAGGTGGTGGAGGAGGTGGTAGTTGGATTGTTAATAGTGGTACAGGTTTTGATGGTGGTTCTGGAGGAGGAGCTCAAGGTAATTCAGGTGGAGATGATGTAGGAGGTAGTGGTTATACAACAACAACAAATGAAAAAGATTCAATAACAAACGTTCCTGAAAATACACGTTATGAAGAAACAGATACTCGTAAGATATACAGATGGAAATCAACACAATTATCACCAAGTTTTCATTATAAATTTGATGAATCATCAGGTAATGTAATAAATCATGGTTCAGTATCAAGTGCAGATCTAACAGTTTCAGGTTTAACAAGAAGTGTATCAACGCCAAGTGGAATAGGTGATGGTATGAGTACACCTAGTAATAGTTCTGCTGATTATGCACAAAATACATCAAGAGTAAATGATTATAAATTCATGCATGATGGAACTACAAAATGGTCAATTACATTTTGGTTATATCCAACAGATTTACCAGATTCGTCTACATGGACAGAAACTATGGTCTTTGGAAATATTTGGACAGATGATAATGGTATTGGTTTTGCAGTAAGAATGTCATACGATCAATCACCAACTTCATCATCATCAGCTAGAATCCAAACATTAATTGCAGATGGAAATTCAGGTATGCCTTTGAATGATCAATCACCTAATGGTATGATACCTGAGCTTAATGCTTGGCATTTCTATTGTATAACGTATGATCCAGATTTAAGCAGTAATCATTTAACAGTAACAAGAGATGCAGCAACATCAGGGACAGGATTTCATCAGGGTAGTGAAGATAATAATACTTATTCAAGTTCAAATCCAACAAGAAAAGTAACATACTTTGCAAGACCAACATCTAGTTATGATGGTGGGATGGCAGGTAGATTAGCACAAGTGATGATTTTTAAAGATAAAATATTAACACAAGCAGAAAAGGTTGCACTTTACGCTGGTGGGAATGGAACAACAACTATTGCATTAGAAGAATGGAAAGAGAGAGGTACAGCATAAAAATGGCTATAGAAAATCTCGGATCAAAACTTTACAGTGGAATTAAAACTGATAGAGTTAGTGATTCACTAGGAAGTTCAGCAGATGGAGCTAATACTGGAATTACATTAGTTGATATTAATGATTATGCAACATTTAATGGTAGTAGTAGTTACATATCAACATCAGGAACACAAACCGATACAGATTTCCAAGCTAGTGAATCGTTTTCAGTAGCATTTTGGTTTAACTCAAGTGATTCAGGTGGTGCTGCTTTTATTGATAGATGGGGAACTCAAAACGGTAGTGGAAATAACGGTTGGTTAATTTTAAAGGATTCAGGCACAGCTTGTTCATTTAGACTTTCTAGTAATTGGGGTGCTAGTCCACAGGCAGCAATTAGAGTTGTCAGTAGTAGTAATAACGCATTTGGTGATGGAAAATGGCATCATTTAGCTGTAACTTATGGTGGTAGTGGTCACACAAGTGTTAAGATATACATTGATGGTGCAGAAGACACAAGTGCATCAGCTAACATTACAGGTACAGTTGGTTCAATAACATACGGTTTGCCTTTGGAAATAGGTGCATACAGTTCTAGTCATAGTGATAAATATGATGGTTCTATGAAACAGGTTTTAATTTATAATGATGTAATAACATCAAGTGAAGTGAACACACTATACAATAGTGGAACGCCTGTCACAAGTCCTTCAACATCTAATTTAGTAGCACGTTATGATCTTGGAACAGATGCAAATGATTCACAGGGAAGTATTAATGGAACAGCAACAGGTGTAACTTGGGTTTCAGATGCTTACAAACTTGGCACAGGTGCTTATAGTTTTGATGAAAGTTCTAGTGGTAGAGTAGTATTTGGAAGTGCAAGTGATTGGCAATTCTTACATAATTCTAATTCAAAGTGGACATTTGCAACGTGGTATAAAAGACCTACCAACTTCGCAGGTTCAATATCAGGTAATTTAACATTTTTAGCAGAAACAACTGATGGTGCTGGACATGGCATAGGTATAAAATACGATAATAGAGGTGGAACTAATCAGAATCATTTTCTACAAGTTGAAATGATCACGGATAGTAATCAATTAGTTGTTCAGCTACAAAAAAATAATTTTTGGGCAGATGATGATGATTGGCATCATCTATGTATTACGTGGGATTCAACTATTGCAAACACTAACATGGTGGTATATTTAGATGGAGTTCAAGAAGCAACTGCAAATAAAACATCATATGCTCCAACAAATACAGATTCAGGTGATCCATTAACAATAGGTGGTGGTGTAGACGGTCATACTAGATATGGAGATTGGACTTTAGACGATATTGGAATTTGGAAACGTGTTCTTACTGCAACAGAAATTTCAGATTTAGTAAATGAAACAGAAGATACACCAACAGTATCAACATTAAATGCAACTAATGGAACAACAAATTGGTCAACAGCTACATCTAAACTAACAAAGTCAGGCAACACAATAACATTTAGTGCAACAGGTGCTAGTAATGATGAGGAAATTTACCTTGATTTACAAAATGCAAGTTATTTGGATGGTTCTAATGCCAGCGATGATGCTTGGACATTAAGATTCAAAGCTGATTTCACATCTATCGGTGCTGGTGCTAATGCAACACACCAACAACTTCAATTTGGTATCTTTGATGCAACAAATCCTAGTGGTAATAATGGAAGTGGTGATGCCATAATATTTTATCTATCAAGTGCAGGAACCGTTAGTAATGCTGTAAATGGCGTTAATGGTGGAACAGGTGGTATTACATCAACAAACAACACACCTATTGCTTCAAGTGGTTCTGCCGTCACATATTATATTGAATTACAAAGAACAAGTTCATCAGCTATTCAGGCAAAAGTGTTTAGTGATGAATACGAAACACAGGTCGGTTCAACATTAAGTAAAACAGGTCTAAGTGGAATAACAGGCTTACGTTATCTAATGGTTAGATTATGGGGTGAAAGTGGTGCAGGGAACGGTGCAGTTGGTTCTGTCACAGCTATGAAGTTTTGGAATGATAAAACATCTGTAAAAACAATAAACGGTGCATTAGTTTCATCATTGAGTGACAAGTCAGAATTAAAGGCAAATTATACTATGGATAGTACAAGTTTGGGTGCAACAGGAACATCAACTACAACTACAAGTGGTGCTACACAACAAGGATCTCAAAGTTCAAGTAATCAAACCACAGCTCATGTAACAAGTGGTTCTAATACAGGTTTAAAATTCACATCAACTCACAATGGCACTGGTTCTGCTATTGGAACATTCAATCTTGGTTCAGCATTGGCATCAAAATGGTTAATACAGGTATCTTTTACAACTGGAAGTAGTTATACAGCTTCTGGAAACGGTATGTTTGCGTTTGGTCTATCTGACAAATCAACATATTCTAGTTCAGAACATATGAATACAAACTCTAGTGGTGATACAGTAAATTGGATATATCATATAGGAGACAACAGTACCAATGATAGGAAAGATAGAATACGAACAATACTTAATGGTACTGGTTCAGATGGAACAGCATCTGCACAACATTCATGGGAAGATAGTACAACATATTATTATGAAATGAGTTATGATGGATCAACAGTAACAGTTCAAAGAAAAACAGATGATACCTATGCAACTAATCACAGTAATGGTGCTGTCACAAAATCAACATCAGGTATAACTGGATTACAATATTTCAACTGGGGTTCGACTGATAATGGTGGAAGTCAAGGTGGATTCAATGTAACACTAAATACTATTAAAATTTTTGATGGTATATCATCAAATGTAGGTTGTAAAAACGACTTTTCAGCAACAAGTGACTTGGATGGATTAACAGGTGTAAGGACAAATTCTATCTTCCAACAAACAGATGATACGCCTTCTTACTGGTGGTATGATGGTACGGATTGGAAATTAGATGGAATTGCACAACTAGATATTAATTTCAGTTCAGATAATTTTGTTGATAGTACATCATTAATTGGTGTCGATACTACTAATACGAGATTGGATTATGATATTAGAAGGCACAGTACAAATGATATATCATCATACGATTTCGGTGAAGGTGAAATTTCAAATTCAAAGTGGGTTCTTAGATTTAAACTAACAACTGATACTATTACTGGTGGTGGATCATCACATAAGATGGCGTTCTTTGGATTATCTAGTGGAATTGGAAGTTGGTCTTCAAGTGTCGATAAAATTGGTTTTCATCACCAAATATCATCAAATTCGGCAGAACGAGACATACACCCTTCCTATGGCGATGGTGCAGATTATAATTCAGGTAGTCAAAGTGAATTATCAACAGCACTTACAAACAGTCAAACCCATTACTATGAATTAACTAGATTATCAGAAACAAAATATAGGATAAAAATTAGAAGTGGTTCTCATAGTGGTACGCTTGTTGAAGATGAAGAATATACTATACCATCAACCATTCAAAATTTACGTTACTTTGTAATAGTTAATGATAATAGTTATTCAGTTAGTGGTTCACTTGTAGGATATATTAATGACTTAAAATTCCAAAACGGAAGGAGTACGTGGTTAGAATGACAGATTACAAAGCAAGTAAACGCATTGTTGGAACGAGTGCAGAGAGGACGGCACTTTCTCCAACAAAGGCACTGTCAAATACAGGCGTTTCAACATCAAATCTAAAGGCGTATTACAACTTCAACGAATCGTCTGGAAACATAACAAACCAGCAGACAACAGGCGACGGTTTGGGAAGTGCAGCAGACATTACCATATCAGGTGCAACATATTCGCAGACAGGAAAGGTAGGAAATGCGTTATCGTTTGACGGATCTGATGATTATGGAGAATTAGGATCATCAACATCACAATGGAATTTTATACATGGCACAGGAGATTGGACAATTAATTTTTGGGTTAATCATACATCATTCACATCTGAAGATAGATATTTTAGCAATATGGACAGCACAGAGACAAAAGGTATTAACATGTATCAATCTACTACTTCGCTAGGATTGGCGTTAAAGTCTGGAAGTGGATGGATGCATAATGGTAACTTGGCATATAATCAGACATTATCAACAGGAACGTGGTATATGATTACAGTAACATGTGATTATTCATTAAGTTCTGCAAATTATACTGTTTATGTTAACGGAACTGCACAGGGAACAGGTAACAGAGCAACAACTGGATCGACTGGTGATACTGAATATTCATTAAAAGCCATGTGTAGAGGAAACGCAGCTGATAAATTTGCTCATGGTTTACTTGATGAGGTATCATTATGGGATAGGTTATTAACAACCAGCGAAATATCTACAATTTACAAGGCAGATCCAAACCTGCAAGCCAACTCAATCTTTGAGGAAACTGACACTGGAAAACATTACATTTGGTCAGGTTCAGCATGGACAGAGATAGTATAACATGTCATATCAAAACACATTTCAGCAAACTGTATTTCAGGGAGCTGGAGTATTTCAGGGTGGAATAAGAACAGTTGTAGTAGATGAAGATGAGAATATATTACAAAGAAGAAACCTATTCCAAAGAAGTGTTTTTCAAACAAATGTATTTCAGCATAGACCAGCAGATGATGTAGATGGTTATGTTAAAGTAATGGAATTGGTTAGACATTCCAATGAGCTACAACAAGTGTTAGAACCTGTAAGTGCCTTCCAAGACTCTGCATTCCAAGATAATGTATTCCAACAGGAAGCCAAAAAGGGTATTATTAGAGCATTGGGTGCTGTAAAATCTATTGTAGAAATTTTCAATATAACTGATAGTGATTCTGACAATGCTCATAATAAAGTATTAGGTTTTAATAAATTTATTAATGAGACATTAAGGATTCAAAACATCACAGGTACGTTATCATATAGGGATAGATTCTTTTTAATTGGTGAAACATTGAATGTCACTGATCTTCCTACAAGACTAAGAGCAAGATTTAGATTTGCAAATGAGGACATGCATATTATTGACTTTGATGGCAGATTAAAAGGAATAATAAGAGCTATAAATGAAGTAATGCAATTATTGGAACCAGTGAGTGCCTTCCAAAATTCTGCATTCCAAGATAATGTGTTCCAAACTTTAGTACGAAAAGGAATAGTAAGGGCTATGGGATTTGCAAGAACAGCACCTATGGAGATTATGAACATATCTGAAGTAGTTCCAAGATTGAGTCTAATAATAAGATTTGAAAATGCCGTAGTAAACATTGCAACAGCTACACATAAGGCATTCGGTTATAATAGATTTGGAAATGATAACATTAGTATGAGTGAGACAACAGGAAGTCCAAGAGAAATGTCAAGATTTGAAAACGCTGTGGTTAATGTGTCAGAAACACTGGCAAAACAGAGAACTTTAATCAGACGTATAGCTGAAACCATGAATTTGGCAGAAGTTCCTTACATATTCAGATTAAGAATAAGAGCAATAGCAGAAACATTAAACATCGCAGAGGCATTAGCCAAACAAAGAAGTTGGATTATTCGTGTGAATGAAACTGTTAATATTGTAGAGTCATTCTTTAAGAAGAGGATTCATACAATCTCACCAACAAGAAGTACACGAGGATTTAACAGGGTTAAGAGTTCACGCCTATACAACAGAGTTAGAGGAGCAAAACTATTTAACAGACGAAAATCAACTAAAGGTGCTAGTCGATGAGTCAAAATATGATAGGAAGAGCAATTGAATATAGAGTGAAAGCAGGGTCACGAGCAACAATATATATCAATATTTTAGATGCAGATGGAAACGCAAAAGCATTAACTGACACATCATTATATGGAAGTGCAACTTGGAAAGTTTGGAAACCTGATGGTACATTAATCATAAATGGTGCATGTACATTCTCTGATAGATCAAGTGGTGAAATAGCATATACTTTGTCAGCTACCGATACAGCAGTTACAAACGCTGGTAATTGGGAAGGCGAAGTAGAGATAAAGAGTTCATCCAATGTAATGACAGAACAATCAAAAACTTTTAATTTCATAATAGAGGAGAGTTACTAATGGCAGATATAGTGATAAATGCAAATTCATGTAAAGAGTGTGGGCATTCACAGAAAGAACATGCTGATAATCATGGTTGCAAAGTAAAAGATTGTAACTGTAACAGTATAGGAACATATTAGGTACGTTTATATTACCTATTTTTACATCATTTGTATTGATAAAATTAGAGGATATTAGTAATAAAGTATATTTTGACTTTAGAAAGGCTCAACTTGAGGCAATGAAAACAGAGAGATTAGGTGTTATACATGTGTCAGACCTTATCAAACCATGTCTAAGAAATGTCATGTATAGTAAATTAACTCCAAACACAGGAACAGATACAGAGGATATTAAGAGTCTTTACATTGGTCAGGCTATTCATAATGCTTCAATGGTTGCAGATGAGAAACATCATGAAATGTTTCTAGGATATAATTATGTAACAGATGAACCAATATCATATAAAGATGCAAAAAATCTACCTGAAAACGACCCAAAACATTTAGACATAATATATGGTAGTATAGATGATTTAGTTAAGGTAGGTACTGAGTGGGTTATTACAGATAAAAAAACTACAGGTTCAATAGATTACTTTAGTAAAGCAAGATCACAACCTAGTGAATCTCATGTTCTACAGATTAACAGATATAGAGTTTTACTTAAAAAATGCTATGGTATAGATGCAAAATATGGTGCTGTTATATATGTATCAAACACTATCTCAAAGGAGAAAAGAGATAAACCAGTAGTACTATCATTTAAACTACAACCAATAGAAGAGACTTTACAAGATATGGTCATAAAATCAAAAATAATAAAAGAATCATTAACAGATAGAACATTACCAGAAAGAACAAAATGTTTTTTGTGTGATGGATTCTGTAAGTTTGCTACAAAGTGTTTTGGGGAGGATAGTGATAAAATTGATTGATGAGGGTTCTATAAGAAATATGTTACTTTATCAGAAAGAAGAATTACTTCATGAAAACCCAGATCCAGATGAATTTCAAGTTCCTAAAAGATTCTTAGAAATGACTGATGATGAAAGAAGGGGATTTATACGTGGATTAAGATGGGTCATCAGTGAAGATGACCTTAGATGAAGATATATTTTAACGCAAATAATAAAGCAACTAGAGATGCATTAATCTCATGTGGTGTAAAAAATGTCATGCTCTCATATAGGCATTCATATGCTAATATAGATAAATTCCGAAAAGACTTTGAATCTGTATTTGTTGTTGCTGGAACAAACACAGAAGCTGATGGTTATCATAAGTTTCTAAGAGAGAAAAGAAAACTCTATGATTATGCAACACAGTATGATGTTAGATATGACTTGGAGAAAACACTATCATATTATGAGAAGGAGAGAAAGGATGGTATTGATTGGACAATACCTGTCTTGCAACAAAATTATTTACAACATATAGGAAGAATAATACCATCAAAGGGAGATTATATAGCATTAGGTGAAATACATGGTAAGGACGAGACTGATGATCAGATAAGAAAACTACCTAGACATGTGAAATACCATGGGTTAGCTAAAGGTAAATTCATTAGTAATAGAATCTTTGAAAGTATTGATACGAGTGCATGGATTTCGGCTGCAGTTTCAAAGAAGACAGAGATATGGAATGCAAATTCAACATACTCAATGTTCTTTGGAGATAAAGGTAAGACAATGAAACCAATGTTAAACCATGCGTTAGAGATGTATAAGGATAATATAGAGAAAATAAATGTAAATAAATCTAAAGTTATAGAAAATGAATATTATTCCTTGTTAAAGCTACCAATTGCAGTTTTATTCATGCCTTTATGTAAAGCAATGAACTGTTATGAAGATAACTTTATAAGTTAACAATTATTAAAACAAATATGGCAGAAGACCTATTTAAAATAAAGCCTATAGGAGGAGGAGGTAAAGTTGTTATCGATGGAAGAAAAACAATATCACCATTCAACTCTGCAAAGCATATGAAAACTGCTAACTTACCAGCATTATGTGACCAATGTATTTATAGGTCAATAGATGACGGTGGAAATGGTAAATGTCCAAAATACGAAGCTGGAGCTATTTGTGCTATAAGAGAAGATTTTGTTAAATTCATCAATGACTTAGATACTAGAAAACCTGATGATGTTAAAGCCATGTTAGATATGATAGCAAAATTATCCTTTGAGAATGTATTGATGGCGTTAACAGAGTCTAAGATGGATGGTAATATACCTGATAGAAACACCAAATCTGAGATAAACACCCTACTAAATATAGTTAAATCAATCAATGAATTGAATAGCAAGATAGTATTAACCGAAGAAACTAAACTAAATAAACAGGGTGACATAGAAAGTATCTTCAAACAAATAAAAGCGAGAAAGTCAGATTGATATATAAAGACGAGATTCAAATAAGACATTGTATTTGGTGTGGTAAGAAAGGATTTAAAAACTCTCAAGAAGTTGTTAATCATATTAAAACAAAACATACGAGGACAGCCTAATGGTGAAAAGAGAGAAATGTTGTGTGTGGTGTGATTGTTGTAATGATGAAAAAGAAGGAGATTGTAAATGTCATTGCCATGATAGGTGGAAATATTAATGGCTAGACCATCAAAAGAAGTATTAGAGGAGAGGCAGAATTTCATACAAACTGTGACAGATTGTGCTGGTAACGCATCATTATTCAGTAAGGTTTTTCTTGACCATGAATTATTTGATTATAATGTAAATTATGTAAACTGTAAAGATAGATTTATTGTTTATAGGTCTGGAAGACAGGTAGGTAAAACCATGAGTACAGCAGTGAAAGCTATTCATTTTGCTTTTTTTGCTCCTTTAATGTTAGAGACAGTTAAAGATGAATGTATTATTGTAATCGCAGCACCTACCCAAAACCAAGCAAGTATCATGTTTGGAAGAATACGTGACCTTGTTATGAAGAATGAATTACTTGAGGGATATGTAACAAGAAACACACAAACAGAATTATGGGTTAGATTTTTGGATAACACTGGTCAGACTAAAATCATTACTAGAGCAACAGGTGAAAGTGGTGTAGGACTTAGAGGTTATTCACCACACGTTATTATTGCTGACGAATGTTCTTTTATTAAGACTGATATACTTAGAGCATTCTTACCTTCTGGTATGGCTACATCAGCTAGAGTTTGGTTAACCTCCACTCCGTTTAGTAAGAATGGTTATTTCTATGAAGCATGTCAAGACTCAAGACCAAAAAACCCTGATGGTATGTGGACAGAATTTCATGTTAAATCAACTGATAACCCACTTGTACAAAAAGATCCTATATTTATAGAAGAGATTAAAAAGTTAACACGAGAAGAATATGTTCAAGAAGTTGAAGGTGAGTTCCTAGACATTGGTGATGCATTAATACCTAACTCATTAATCATGGAAGCATTAACTAACCAAAATCCAAAAGGAAGATTACGATATTATCTTGGTGTGGATGTTGCAAGATCAGGTAGAGATGAAACAGTATATACTGTGACATCATTGGACGAAAATGATATATGTTTTGTTGAAGAAGTTGAGGCAGAATCACAATCTAATGTGGTTGATGTTGCTGGTAGAGTAGGTGAATTAACACAAAAGTATGGTGTTGAAACTATCTTTATAGATGAAACTGGTTTAGGTGGAGGTTTGTTAGATTTATGTAGGCAGAGGGGAATGCCTTGTAGAGGTGTTATGTTCACATTACAGGAGAAGGCAGAGATGTATAAGAATCTTAGACTGTTATTTGAGAACCATAGAATTAAACTAAAGAATATTAATAAAATGGTATATCAATTATCATACCTAAGACGTGAGTATACGGAAAGTGGGATTATGAAGATAAAGTCAGATGAACATGATGACTATCCTGATAGCCTAGTTTTAGCTTGTAGGGCTGCATATAAGGGCAATGATTGGCATGTTTTAGAGGTAGGAAAAGGATTAAAGAAGGCATTGTTCGGTTAACTTTAAATATATATATCTAATAAGGAAACTATGGCATCAGTCTCAGAACCAATGGATATAGAAGAAGAGGTACATGAAATAGAGGATGAAATAAAGAAACCAGAAGAGAAAAAAGTACCAAAATTAACACCTGAAGGTAAGAAGATTTTACAAGAGGCAACTACAGTTGCTCATTTATATAGATCATTTGGACATGAAAAGTTAGATGTGATTAGTGAGATTGTTAATAAAATTGGAAGCGCTCCACCTATGATGGGAAGACGGCAAGGTTCTACAGGAAATCCAACTGGAAAACTTAATACTGGTAGTACTGTAGAGGTAAACCCAAGTAGAGGTAGGAATGAAGCACAGAATGTATTAGGTACAGGTTTTAGAGGATCGAAAAAAGTACCAGCAGTAGGTTCTATACTAGGTGGAAGAAGAGGTTCAAATACAGGAAGAGGAACAGGTCAAAGTTTCCAGTCAGCTAGAGGACATGCTTTACAAAATCACCAAGTCACTGGTGGAACACAAGCAGTAACAAATGTAGGAGAAAGAGAAGAAGTTTCAGGTAATTATGTACGACCTACAGGAGGTGGTGGTGGAAAAAAAGTACAAAACGTTGCAGCAGCAACTGACTTATCAGCAAATTCAGGTGAAAGTGCAAGAGTTATACCACCTACACAGGGATCACCTAAATTTACTAAACCAAAAATTAGACCAAAAACCACGTCAGTACCTTACTATACTCCAGAAAAGAAAGGAGAAACCTTTATATATAAAGACGGTTATGGGTCTGGAGATTCTAGAGTAGAAAACGTAGAAGTTCACAATGCTGTCTATGATAGTGAAACTTATATAGGAAAAATCAGAAATTCAGATATGAATAAAATAAAAAATACAAAGATTGGAGATGAAATCCATTACTACCAGAACGGTGAAGAAGGTAGAGGAGTAGTCGCCAAGATGGGTAATTCATATGTAACAGTTTTTAAAGAATCAGGAGACTTTATTGATATTCATATTAATGATACTTTCTACGTTAAAGATATAGTGTTAAATAAAACATGGAATGAAATGTCACTTGAAGAAAGAACCGAGGCATTGGAAAAAGCACATGCTCCATCACCAAGATTCTTATCAAAGACATGGGAAGAACTTCCTAAAGAATTACAGAATATTCTAAGAATGGGTAAAGAACACGAAGATGAAGATAAGACAGTAACTCCAGAAAACCATGAGTTACAAGACAAATCCTCAGTAGAAGATGGAAACTATGGTAACGCTGGAAGAAACCCAAATGCTGGTGTTAACACAAACATAGACTTTGATGCAGAGGAAGATTATGAAGGTCAAACACATGAAAAAGATAGTGATGCAGAAAATGAATTCCAACATGATGCAATAAAACCTTCAACAAAAACAATAACAAAAGGTGTTCCATCAGCAAATGTTAACACATGGGGAATAAAGTATGTTCAAAAAGAAGACGTAACTAAAGATGCAAAATGGTATGATAGTAAATCACCTAAAGAGCAACATCAAATTTTATTGGGAGCTGGTGTGGATATTAGACATCATGGATTATCATGGCAAAACCTAGGTCAAGAAAACCATAAAAAAATACTAGATGAGTATAAACCATCTCTTGGAAAAGAATAACCTTTAAATACCAAGTATATAAATAGATTTTAATGAGGAAAGATGAGCCAAAAAAATGTATAGTCTGTGAGGCTACACTACCATGGCGTTATAAAGGAAGGCAGAAAATCTACTGCTCAGATGACTGTAGAAAAAAGTTTAATAGAGAACGAAAAGAAGAAGAATTGTGATAAAGATCTACATAGATGGGGGAACAAGAGGTTCAAGAATATGTTTAGTAGATAAAACAAATGGTGTCACATATGTGAAACATAGACATGGTGAATTAACTAATAATGAATTAGAATATCTTGCGTTAGAGTATGCGTTACAATACGTAAACAACAAGCATAGGGATAATTTTATAACAATATACAGTGATTCTAAACTCGTTGTTAACCAAATTAACGGTGATTGGAGAATAACAACAGAACATCTCATACCATTATATGAAAAATGTATGAAAAAAATGAGTGATAGAATAAAATTAAAATGGGTCAGCAGAGATTTTAATCTTGCTGGTCATGTTCTTGAGAAACCTTAGTTGGGTATGTTGTTTTTGGCTCAGCGTTCTCTGGTAACTTATGATGTTCTTCATAGAAATCAACCATCTTTTTAAATAAAACTAAATCACTTTCTGAACGTTGACCTGACTTTGTTTTTTTAACATACTCTGCATGTCTCCTAAATCTTTCTTTATCATTCCAATCAACTGCTATTGTGGTGTTCTTTGCGTTAATTATTCTTCTCCTAGCCATATTGTCATCACTTAACTCTTATATATAAATCATTCTAGAATCCTTTGTCTTCATTTCTACTGTTTGTTATGTCAGTTATATCAACACCGACATACCTGATAGTCTTTCTCCAACCTAACCTTCTGCTTAGGGTTCTAACTTTTCCTTCTGCTAATCTATCATGTACTTCAGAACTAAAGAACTTTCTCTGGGTTCCAGTCTTACCATAGAAATCATCATATCTTTGTAGTGTTAACTTGTCTGGATAGTATATCATTAATATCATATGTGCTAATTCATGACATATTACAGTCATATTTTGTAAGAGAATAAGAGGGTTATCACTATCAGTTATATAACATATGACAGTTCCTTGACCTGTGACACCATGAGGTATAGAATAATCTAAATCATCAGTCTTACCTGATGATGAATAAAACCCTCTATCAAAATCTTGCACTCTCTTAATTGTTATAGTCCATTTATCTTGGACTTGATATTTTTTATAATCCTTATAATGATAATGATCGTATATGTAACCAAGTATCAATTTCTCATAGAGAGATTTATCTATATTACAAGTGTTCTCAAATTTAATTTGCATTTCTTATCATCTCTTTTAATGTTGTTTCTTTCTTTGCTCTATCACTTCTATTCTTTCTTTGTCTAACTCTGGTTGATAGTTTTCTTTTACAACATGGACATGTAAATCCAGTAACCTTAAGTGAAATACAACAAGTTCTACATTTTTTCCACCCATCACCCATAAGGGAGAATCCCATTGTGAATGATTTGGTAGGTAAATTATCGCAAATATTCTTACATATGTTCATTACCAAACACTTCCTTTATCTGAGCAATCCATATGAGCTCCACAATTCTCACATATTAAATGACACATTGTTAATTCTTTCATTTTAAATCCACATCTCTCACATTTTTCTTTAGAAGCCATGATAAAAAAAAGGGTTATGGCTTAGGAACCTCCCACATGCTAAGGGCAACCATTTCTTTGCCTGACCCTGTAGCAGTTTTGGATGTAACCCAAGCATTCATACCATCGGAAGCATCCTTTTCAAGACATTTCTCTAATGCGAACTGCCAATGTTCAGAACCAACTTGACCAACTACAACTTTACCATATGTATGAAAGTCACCCTCTTTACAATGAAGTTCAGCAATAGGTGCTCCTACACTTTCAACATCTTTTGTCTTCATTGACAAAACATGAAGTAAAGTTCCTTTTGGTACAGAAGATAAGTTCTTACTATCTGAAAAGTTACTTTCAATATCTAGTACTTCTGATACATTTACCATGATTGTGGAAAGATTATCTCACATATAAATGTTAAGAAAAAGGGAAGGTTATACTCTTATGAGTAATTCCAATATACCTTTGAGAAGTTTCATTATCTCTATTCTAAGGTGGAGGATGGCTGTCTCTGTTGTATCTTCTACTGTATCTTCTATCTCATCGGTAACAGAATCAAATGGATTACCTCTTGGTTCAGGTGTTTGTGTATTAGCACCAAATATTTCATACGATGCAACTCTTATTCCATCTTTATATGCTACCATTTCAGTTCCCTCATTCTTCCAACCAGTGAATCCGTTTTCATGTGGGTCGGTTTCTATTAATACCGTTGGTGGTGTAACAGTTGCATTCTGTGGTATTGTAACAACTGGTTCTGGAACTGGACAGTTGACAACATCAAGTGTGAATATATCATCAATGTAGAATGTTGAATCAAACTTGTATGTATTACAAGTATCAAATGTATGTGTGATTGATGGGTTATCATGGTTCAAGAAGTTATGCCCACCATACCATGGATTAGAAACATCATGTGCTTCACCATCTCTAATAATGAATGTCACTTTGTCGCCATGTGTTGCATTAAGATATTGTGGTGTAAAACCATCCTCTATGCTTAACTCTACTGTGAATTCTTCTGCATATGCAAACCCAATTAATGGTGCTAATAGAAGAAGACCAATAATAGTTATTGTTTTCATACAAGTGTGTTAATATCTACTAATATAAATGTTATTGGAGATTGATTTGATTCTTTTTACAGAATAAAACTATTTCCAAAGAAGATTTTTCTACCATGTCTAGAACTTTGTTATGAAGTGCAACTAATTCCTTATACTTTTTTAGTAACTCATCGAAAGTTAACTCTGGTTTTTTATCTTGTTTCTTTTTACTCATCTTGTACCCTCATAAGATGTGATAATGCAATTAATTGATCTAAAATTTTAGAACGTATCTGTCCAAACACATGTGAGTTAACATCCTGTTCAGGATAATATGATTTAGCTAGAGCATTAGCAGTTACAAAAAACATTTGGTGATGCTCACCTATCTCTTTTATACTATCGGATGCAACTATCTCTGGTATTTTTGCTACAATTGTCTCTTCACTCTTCTTTTGATATGAGTTTCTTGTATCTAATTTACCACCCTGTTCATCAAAACATTCCTTTTCACTACATATTGCTTTAGGTAATTTCTGATAAAAAATTGATTCGCCTATAGCCCAATCAGCACCACATATTTTACAATTACCTACAAACTTTGCCTTTATAGTTGTACCCATATAGATGGTTTTTAACACCTCAATATAAATCTTTATAAGATAAAAAGATAAGATTAAACATGAACATATTAAGATTAGTATCTATAGTATTGTTAGTATCTTCATTATCAACAGTATCTTTAGTAACAGCATTTGGTCAATATCCACAAAATGGTGATAAGTATGAGACCCTTGGAGTTAGACATAATACAAATCCACATGTGTGTTTATTTGAACCTGATACAAGTAGGGTGGATTATATCTATTGGACTAATGTTCAATATCAGTCTTGGAAAGCATTATTAGATTGGCAAATAGCAATGACTGAATTTGCACCTGAAGGTGATTGGTCGATGAGAATTCATAGCACAGTTCCTTTTGAAGAACATGAGAATAAAACCCCTGATGATTATAGACATTGTACTGTTTTCTTAACATATGAATATGAGAATACAGATAATGATAGTCAAGCACTTGGTCATGCAGGTGTTGATTTTAGAAAAAGTTCCCATAAGTTTTTTTACATAACAGTTTTCTTACATCATACACAACATAATAATATAGTATTAAATTTAGAAGATGCAAAGAAAAACCCAGAGACAGGTCTTACTGAATTCACACTTACTCTAGCAAAGAAAGAGTTACCTCTTAATGCAGTCTATAATATAGTCCTTCATGAGTTCGGTCATGGGTTAGGATTAAGACATTATGAAGCTGGTGAGTTTCCAGAAGCTAAAGGATTTGAACATTTACGTTCAGCTATGACACCATCGTTAGACCCATTCAAAACGGATCAGGTCTTTGAAGTTACTATCTCTGATAAATTTATGTTATCACAAATCTATGGTATGGATGGTTTTAGTAAACCAAATCCAGTATGGTTACCTGACCACTGTCTCTTTATTAGAGGAGGTCTTGAATCAAATGGGTGTTATTAGAAACGCTTATATTGTAAAGAATGTCTATATACAAACATGAAGAATTGTAAAAAATGCCAGTCAGAGGTAGATGTAGAATGGATAGAAGGAACTCGTGGGTTGGTACCAAAAGCAAAGTGTAAATGTAATGATTGATTGGGAAAAACTTCCTAATGGAAAGTGGAGAAAAAAAAACGAAGGTCTTGATAAATCCATGAATAAAATGAAAAATAAAAAATTGTTTTGTGATGATTGTCAATCATTTTATTTACTAAACAATCCATGTATACATCACCTGACTGATTCACCAGAAGATAGAGCAAGATTTGAAGCTCATAAACGTGCAATGAAAAAGAAAAGAAATGCAGAACCAAAAGAAGTAAATAAACAACAACGTTTATATGATGGATGACAAATGATTTGATATGACATCAAGTTTAAAGTTAAGTGGTAGACAAGGTTCCTCAAAAACAATTGTGAATATAGCAGATGTTCATGGTGGTGCTACAACAGCAGTTTGTTCACCTGATCCTGAAATAGTTGATCAGAATACCACATACAAACCAAACAAATTACAGAAAACACTTTGGTCAATATGGGAATCTATACCAGATTCATTATCAAAAAAGAAAACAGATTTAATAGTTATAAATGGTGAGCCTGTTGATGGAGCCAATAGAAAAGGGTCTGGGCAACAGTCATGGACTACAAATTTATGGGATCAAGCAGAAGACTTTATGAAATTAATGAAAGTTCACAGATATGATAATATTCTATTTACAAGAGGTTCAGGATATCACGTTCAGTTAGATGGAACAAATATTGAAGAAATAATTGCAAGTAGAATGGGAGCTTTAAAATATAAAGCATATGGTGGTAATGGATATACTGATTACTATGCTTTTGTGGAAGCTTACGGTAAAATCTTTAACTTTACTCATCATGTAGGGTTCAATAAATGGGCTGCCTATAGAACCACAGCATTGGCGAGAGAGATGGCTGGTATGGTATTTGAGAATAATAAATTACACAAGTCAGATGTTATAGTAAGAAGTCACGTTCACTATTTTGTTCATGTAGAGTTTACAAATACACATGGTTGCACAACACCAGCATGGAAATTTCCTGATGCTCATTTGTTTAGAGGTGGTGTAGCTGGAACAACTCCTGATATAGGAGCTGTGGAATTCATTATAGAACCAAACGGTGAAGTAATAATTCAAAAACATATTACAGAATTAGAATTAAAACCATTGGTGAGACATATATAATGCCAAGTTATAGGTCATATTCATTTGGGGTTGAAGGTTATAAAAAGTGGTCTAAATATAGGTTGAAGGGTTATGAAAAAGAAAATAATACTAACACTAACAGATAAAGACTCAGATATCTGGGAGTCTAAGACCACCAGAGAGTTAATCTTAGAACACCTACCTGTAGGTAAACCAACAGTTTGTTCATTGGTTGCAAAATCTTTAGATAAACATCCGAGAAGAGTTAAGGATATATTAATAGAGTTGACGGAAGAAGGCATACTTGATATGAGAAACGGTAAGGTTGAAACAAAAAACGGTAGTACCATGGCACATATATTTACAAGGATTAAATAAAATATATTTCCAATTATATTCAGTTATCTTTAAATTACCCTTCCACAAAACAAACTCTATGTTCATTTATCTCTGTTGGAAAAAGGAAGATGGAAAGACTTTGAAGACTTTATTACCAGTAACAAAAGCAACCAGAATGTCCGAACAACTAGAGAATAAAGGAATAGTAACTTGGTTTAAATCAGAACATAGCTGATAAAATATATTATATTTATATATATATATAATTAAATAATATTAGTTAGATTTATATTACAAAACTACAACACACTTGTATGCCAATAGTAAAATGTATATCATGTGATTTTAATGGAGAAAAAGTTCTAAAAAGATTAAAGAATGAAACAGGAAAACCATTAAGTACATCACTAATTATAGCATCAAGTTTTTTTCTAAAAAATAAAAAGAAACTGGAACCAGATACAAATTCTCTTTTTGATACGATTGATGAGATTAGTAAAAAGATTAATAAGTTAGAAGGACAAGAACTTATCGATGCACAGAAACATTATCAACAGATTGGGAATTTATTAAACATGAGGGTGAGTAAATTCTTATGAGTCATATGTATACACAGTCTGCTTTACGTGATAGATTATTAGAAGAATTTCGTAAACCAATGTGGACTAATATGATTGATAGTCTAAGACCTAACGGTAGTTTATCAGTTAACATAGCTAAAAAACCCTTCATTGATATTTATTGTGACTTTAAAGAAACAAGAGAATTTATTGATAATGTTAAACAATGTATTCTTATTATTTTAGAGGAGAAATATGGTGCAAAATTTGATGTAAAACACACGTTTAGAAAACTTCAGGTTAAGTTAACAGATGAACATATATTATTAATGCATGATCTAAATGCAACAGATCATGAGGGTGCCATGGTTACATTTGATTGTGAAGTAATAGCATCCGAGTCACCAAAATCTTATATAAAAACCTGTACTTTACGTTGTCCTTTATGTGGTAATGATTTTGATTCTAAATGTGATATTGATAAGAAAATTCCTATTATGATTTGTACTAATTCATCTTGTAAGAGACATAAATTAGAAGTAGATAGGGAGACAGTTAAAACTGAAAATATCATGACGGTATTATTAGGAGAACCAATGGACACTTCACTTCACAGTTCTCCAGTCACATTAGAAGGTGTTGTTACAGGTGATATGATTCGTGAGATATTTATAGGTCAGCGAAAAAGAATCACAGGTATTTATCGTTCGGTCTTTGACCTTAAAGAAAACATACATAATTTAATCATAGATGTTATCGCATCTGAAGATTTAGATGAGTCAAAAGAATTAGAATTATCTGAAGATGATTTGAAAAAGTTTAAAGAGGATAGTAAAGATGCAGAACAATTCAAAAAGGATTTAGTTAGTAGTTTTGCTCCACACATATACGGTATGAATATTATTAAAGAGTCAATCATTTTACAATTGGCAAAAGGTGGAAACAGTTTAAGAAGAGGGGATAGTCACATACTTCTTGTTGGAGATCCATCAGTTGCAAAGTCAGAGATACTTAAATTTGCAGAGAAGGTTACACCACGTTCAATGTATGTATCAGGTAAAGGTAGTTCTACTGTAGGATTAACAATAGGTATAGTCAAAGAAGATAACGGTAAATTATATGCCAAAGCTGGAGCCTGTCCACAATGTAATAAAGGATTTTGTTTTATAGATGAGGCAGGGCATATGAAAGAACAAGATCAATCAGGACTTAACGAAGTGATGGAACAACAACAATGTAGTATAGCAAAGGCAGGGTTTAGGATAACACTTGAGGCAAAAACCACAATACTCGCAGCAGCCAATCCAAAGTTTGGTAAGTATGATCCTGATGAATCTTTAGCAACCAACATAAATATGCCAACCCCATTACTGTCAAGATTTGATTTGATATGGTTAATCAAGGATGAGATAGAACAGTTCACTGATAATAAGAAAGCAGAACATATACTCACATCATATATTAACCCAGACAAAACCACCTCCTGTTATATGACTAAAGAACAACTCACTGCTTACATAAATCATATTAGAAAATTAAATCCAAAGATGATTGATGTCACAAAGAATAAAATTTTACATATGTATGAAACAATGAGAGGAATGTCAAAGAATAGTGATTCAATTGCTATAGGAACTAGACAGTTAGAGGCAATAGTTAGATTAAGCACAGCCCACGCAAAGATGTTTTTTAGAGATGAAGTATTAATTGAAGATGTGCTAGCAGTTGAGAATATTATAAAAGAAATGTATGCTAATTTTGATATTAATTTAGATACCTCAAAGAAATTTGATCAAAGTAAACTTACAGGTGCTACCAAGTCAGAATCTAAAGAACAGAAAGCTTATAGGGTATGGAAATCATTAGAAAATGAGAATGGACGAGTTAAAGAATCACATTTTTACAAACTTATGGAGATGGAAGATAACATGTCTGAAGAAGATGCAAGAAAAATATTTGCTAGATGGGAACAGAATTGTATTATCAAAAAAGTCGATGGAAATTGGTACACAAAAACTAAAGGATAGATTTATATGGCAGTGAAGAAAAAGAAGGATGTGTCAGAAGTAGAAGTTGATCCAGATTTTGAAGCAGCAAAAATAGGTGATGCAGATAATGATTTTTCACAAAATCCAGAGAGGCAAACAGAAGTACCTGAATTAGATTTAAGTGTTACACAATTAGAAGGTGTTGGAGCTCAGACTGAGAAGAAATTAACTTCATTTGGTGTTAATTCTTTATATGATATATGTATAAGAGGAGCAAAAGAAGTAGAAGAAATAACAGGGGTTGCAAAATCAAAAGCAATACAATGGGTGTTTGAATCTCAAAAAATACTTGAAAATAATAATTTAATTAGAAGGTCTGATATGACAACCATAGAACTGTTAAAGTATCAAGAAAACCTACCTAAACTAGGAACAAAAACATCTGTAGAGGTAGATAATCTATTTGGTGGTGGTCTTATACCTGAATGTACCTATGAAGTATATGGTGCTTTCGGTTCAGGAAAAACACAGTTCTGTAACTCACTAACAGTTGAAGCTATTCATGATGAACAAAATGTAATATGGATTGACTGTGAAGATACTTTTAGACCAAGAAGAGTAATAGAAATACTTATGGCTAGAGGTTACATTGAAGATAAGTCTGAGGCAACTAAGTTCCTTGAGAGAATTTCATATATTTATACACCAAACACAGAACAACTAATGGGTACTATTAATGCTCTATCAGACAGTATACAGAAGGTAAAACCTAGAATTATAATATTAGATGGTGCTATAGGTCAATTCAGAGAGGAGTATTTAGGCAGGGGTACCTTATCAGAAAGACAAAATCAAATTGCACGATTAATGACACACCTGAAAAACATATCATTTTACTTTAATTGCACAGTATTATTTACCAACCAAGTACAAAGTGACCCTGCTATCATGTTTGGTGATCCTATAAAACCTATAGGTGGTAATGTAGTAGGACATGCATCAACATATAGAGTATACTTTAAGAAATCAGGTAAAAAAAGGATAGCTAGAATGGTAGATTCACCTGAACACGCACAGATTGATGCTGAGTTTGCTTTAACAGCAAAAGGTATTGAAGACATAGAATAGTTTATATTAACGTTGTATTTTTAATCTTTATGGTAAGGCTAGATTCATATTATAAGGTTTGTGATAACACTAGACTCGAAAACATGACATGGTTGTCTTGTACCAGCATTGATGCCTTGCCAATTTAATTATGAACCCTAGACAAAGGATGCGATTTTCAAATAGGAAAGCTGTTCTATGGTTATTAGAAAATGATTATGATGATATCTGGTTAAAAGCACATGGTAGAAGACATGATTTAGTATATACTAGGGGTGAATGGTATCGAGCATTGGATTTATGGAATCTTTTTGATGGCATCTGTTTCAATGATGAGGGTGTAGTCGTATTTTTACAAATAAAAACTAATGCATGGGCATCTGAAAAAGAAATAAAAGATTGGCTTATAGACAGAAAGGATTTAATAGTGTTAATAATCAACGTAAAGGGTAAGGGTAAAAAATGGGAGGTAAGAGTGAGAAAATATGAAAGTAAATGAAAAAGGTGAGTTCATAGGAGATGGAGAAGAGGTAGCATTAGAAATACTTCGAGATATTTTTGGTGAAGAGGCAGAATACTCTACACAGGTAAAATTTACATCACTATTAGAACCTGAATGGCTAGATACAGTATCAGAAAGACAAGAAAAAGAGACATTAGACATAGTTATATCACAAAACAATAGAACAATAGTATTTAGGGTTCAAGACGACCATCATAAAGGTTTTCATACGCAACAGCGTGACTTAGTGCAAAAAAAGACGTTAGAATGGAATAATTGTATTGTAATTGACTTATGGAAGGACGAATGTCCTATTTTGTTTAAAAATATGAAAAATGAAGACTCATTTTCGGAAATAAAGAGTGTTCTTTCTCTTGAAAAAAACATTTAAAATTAAAATTTTTAGTGTACAGATTATTTGTAGATATTAGACGTTTCTGTAACTGACTCATCTTTTAGATACATGAGAAATGCTTGTAATTTATTCTCGTCAATTTTTTCCTTCAACATCATCATAATAATCCGAATTTCAAGGAAGATTAATTCATCTTTAGTAATGGCTTCAGTTAACACTTTATCTAACTCGTCATAGACTTTATTGATTATACTCCACCTAGGCTCTTTTACTTCAGGCTCTTCTGACATACTTCCTGACCCTTGCTGTTATTAATAAAGTTATACTTATAATAGGTATCAATTCGAGTAGGTCAATACCATATAACAAGAAATCCAACACTATATTTTTACCGAATAAATAGGTATGGTTATGGTCTCCAAAAAAGCATTCGGCTGCAGTTATTGTATGTGGTATTTGGAGGTATAATATGATGGCAGAGGCTAAAAGGCTCTTTGTCATATGCCTCTCATACCAATCTAGGAACCTACCTAACACCCTCATACTATAACAGTAAATCTTATTTAGTTATAAATCCAACGAAAATTAGCTATGCCTCTCAAAATGGATTTAAGGGTAAATGGGTATGATGATGATAATAGAGGAATCTATTATTCTGAGACTGGAAGGTGCCTTATATTCTTAACCAACCATGAGTCAATTGAGGATATCTTTAAGACAATATCACATGAGGTT